CGTGTGGGAAGGGCCGCCCGACTCTTTGCCCGCTTATCTGGCCCACTCGCTGTAGCATTTGAGGCGATCAGCGCGAGAGAACAAATTATTGAACTCTCTGAGAAAAGAGACAAAGAAGAAATAGATGACGAAGCATATAAAAAAGGAGTAATTGATGTTGTGGCAGGAGCTCTTGGAGCTATCGGCGGCGGCGTTGCAGGTGCTGCCTTAGGTGCAGCTATCGGTTCTATTGTACCCGGCGTTGGAACTGCTATAGGCGGGATTATAGGTGGTCTATATGGAGCAATTCGAGGTGCTGAAGCTGGTCAATGGTTTGTAAGCACTGGGATTGGCGAACAATTGGCCAGTGTATTATATGATACATTTTTTACAGAAAGTCCAACAAATCAACCAGCAGCCGAGCTTATGGGTAGATTAGCGCGACTTAGAAATGAAAGGCGCCAAAGAATATTAGATGATGATGAAATGATGAATACTACACAACAAGCGGTCGATGAGGGTAGAATAACGCGAGTTCAGGCCGACCAGATAAATGAGATTGGATCACAAGCTGGAACTGTTCGGAGAGCAGGTGATATTGAGGCTGCGATTGAAGCGATTTCAGCATCTGGCCTTGAAGGTGCAAATTCGAGACTAATTGCTGGCCGAGAAGACCGCACCGGTAGAGTAATAGTTTTACCGCCAATATATCAAGAATCGATAAAACCTAATACTAGACAAAATCAGCCCGCACCACCACCAGCAGGCAATCCACCACGCATTCAGACTAGAAATTCTGATAACACTCTTGGAGATGCTTATAATGGTGCGGGTTTTATGACCGCAGCTTTTTAGTCGTCCTGAGCAAGACGCTCAAAAAGACCAATATCTGAGTCATCTTCCCAAGGTGCGCGAGAAGTCGCAGCCTTAGGTGGTTCAGCAGCGCGAGCCCGAGTCTCCGCGCTCGCGCGTGCGGGAGCAACCTCACGCTCATTATCCTCATCATTATCACGACGACGAGGTGCGCTAGTCTCATTCAGAACCTTGTCAAGACGAGCCTTCAGTTCATCATAGCTCTTGAATTGATCAGGAGCAACAAAGGCCTGAAGCTTGTGCTGAGAATTCCAAATGCTCTCCAGCTCGGAATCATCGCTTGACAGAGGCTCCGAGCGATCAAACTCAGACTTGTCATAGTTGCGATAACCTTCAACATTGCGAATCTTCAGCTTGAAATTCGCACCAGCCCAGAAATCGAAGGGGTTAACAGCCTTCTCATCTTCAAACTGAGGCGTCATCAGCTCATTGATCTTGTCGAAAATCTTCTTGCCAAACTTGAATAGCTTCACCTTACCCTCATTCTGAGGATTTGCAGGATCCTTAACAATATAGACGTTAGCGATGTAAGAAAGGCGACGCTTTTGCTTACGAGCAATCTCCTTGTCCTTATCGGTGCCGCTATTCCACAGCTTAGAATTAAGCTCGGCGACAGGGTCCTTCTGACCGAGAGTCGTCAGAGAATTTTCGATGTACCAACCACCGGGGCCCTGAAAGCCGTGCGACCAGATGCGAACCCAAGGCAGGTCCTCACCCTTTGCAGCAGGAAGAAACCGAATGACGGCATAACCATTGCCAGCCTTGTCAACCTCGGGTTGCCAAAAGCGATCATCGGATTCGCGCTGATTGCCGTTAGTAGCAAGCTTACCTAGCTCCTTAGAGAGCCGATCAAGATTGCTGGTGGTAGAACGCTTGAGTGAAGCGAAATCGTTAGACATTGTATGTTCTCCGTATGTTTTGTATATTGCGTATGTGTGTCTTGTTCACATCGATCATGACCACACAAGTACTTATATCATGTCGAAGGGCCATTGTCAAGCAATAAACACTTGACGCATGGTTTTCTTTATCGCATCATTATCTGCTTTTACAAATGGTCCATACTTTCTCATGAGTCTGGACACATCTGGCCAGATGATAGTATCTGTGATGCGAGTATCCCAGTTATCTTGAAACTTTAGCACTCGATCAGAGAGAATAAGACTCTCAATCGAGACCTTGCCACCAAGATATAGTCGAAGAATTTCTGGATGATCACCGCTTGTTGACCAAGCCTTGTTTACATCCTTGCAATTCTCAGCCACATTTTGCATATCTTGCTTGAAGCGATATGTGAGAGATTCCATATGCCGTTTCCAATCGACATATCGCTTTTCGGCCTCCACAGTAACCATCTCGCGAATAAATCTGATACCTTGAGACATATTCGCAACATAGAATGCTGTCAGATCATCTTTATATCTGCGCTCAAGGCGACGAAAATGAAATACATCATTTCGTGCCTCAAACGTAGAATTATTGATGGTCTTGACTTTACCGAAATATTTAAAATAGTCATACTTGTCCTGCGTAAAGTGCAGCCGCAAGGCAACGTATTCTTGGTATGCTTTCATACCTTCCATCCTCAGATTGGTAACCTGACCTCACTGGGCTTACGCTTTAGTAGATTAAGCCCGTTGGCCTCACTTGTAATAATTTTCTTAATTCTTGGGGTAAGGAGTCGAGGAATCATCTCGACTTCAAGTCCAGTGAAGTCACAAACATGCATAATAGCATCCAGATAGGTCATATTCTTCTCGATCACCACCCTTTCGACGGTGCAAGTAAACCTTTCTGGAGTCATAATAGGTAACTCAGGAGTCATTATTATCTACAATCTTATTTGAAAGTGATGCGACAAGACCACCAACATCCTTGCGAACAATATCAATCGATTCCATATGCTGGGGCCAGTAAATTTCAAGTGCCTGAGCATCGGCTGTACAAACAAAACAGTGCACTTCATTTGGTGGCACCGCAGTAAAGTCGCCAGCGCGAAGAACAGTTACATCGGTGAGACCATATTGCTTCTCGGTGTGAATTTCGATGACACCACTAATCACATAAAAGCCATTCCAACGATAGCGATGACCATGTAGCGAACAACGAAACCCAGCCTTTGTATTAATGCGATGCACTTCGACATTGGGTGAGGTAAACAGATCCTCAGTATTACCCCAAACCTTACCAACCTTCATATTATTCCCCTTTAAACGAAATATGTGCTTTCACGACATAATCTATCTCAAGTAGCTGCTCAAGTACAGACTTAAAATTGGCTAAGTGGAGCATATTAGGACCATCGCACGGAGCATTATCTGGGTCTTGATGCACTTCCATGAATACACCAGCAATACCGACGGCAGTTGCTGCGCGAGCAATCACAGGAACCATATCACGATTGCCACCAGATGAAATACCATTACCACCAGGCGATTGAACTGCATGAGTGCAATCCATAATAACTGGATAATTCATAGGAGTATTGCCGCGCATAATCGCAAGCGATCTCATATCAACCACAAGATCATTATAACCAAATGTAGTGCCGCGCTCAGTCATCATAACCTTTGTGCATCCAGTGGTTTCAAGCTTATGCACAATGTTTACCATCTGGCGCGGAGATAAAAACTGACCCTTTTTGACATTTACCGGCTTACCAGATGCGGCCGCCGATGCAAGTAGATCAGTCTGTCTGCAAAGAAATGCTGGAATTTGCAGGATATTCGCAGGAACGGTTTCGCAGTGCCAAGATTCGTGTACATCGGTCAAAACTTCAAGTCCTAATACTTCTTGCACAGCAGTAATACCATAAAATGCTTCATCAAAACCAGCACCACGATAAGATGTGATGCTGGTTCGATTGGCCTTATCAAATGATGTCTTATAGATGTAGTTTACATTTAGATTCTTGCAAACTTCAGACAAAGCACCCGCCAGATCAAGCGCATGTTGCTTCGATTCAAATACACAAGGACCGGCAATCACACTCAAATTCAAATCATTACGGCAATTATCATAAAAACTCATATTCTATCTCCTATAAAATAGGTGTGAACCTATGCGAATTGCATTTCTTTGCGGTGATTGATTATTGATTGCATGAAAACGAATTGCGCCGTCAGTAATGTCAGGAAGGTTTCCATTTATGACATGCAATGCGATATCATTTGCCATCTGCCATTGCGGATCATGTGGTGCAGGAACTCGATTACCGACTTTACAATAATATTCAAACTGACAAGTATTTCTTATCCTTTGACGAGTCACGCCACAGATTGTATTAGGATAATCTGGATCATTTACTCGATTCATAATTACACTAGCCACAGCTAACATACCAACAAATCTCTCACCACGAGCTTCGTAGTATATAGCGTGTGCCATACAATGCACATCAGCCTGACTTGTCGTAATTATACCCTCAAATTCTGGTGGGGTTAGATCAATACCGATATCTAATTTCGGAATACTAATTCTCGCATTTTCAGTATTGACCTGAATAGCTCTTGGTGCTGCTTCTGCCGAGTGATATGTGTTATCTACTGCAAAAACAGTTAAAGCTATACCTATGAGCGCGCCCAAGGCAACGCTTACAATCCTTTCCATCAAGATGTTTATCCTTCTGTTGTGGCCCTAGTCAAAAAGATACATTGAGTAGGGTGAGGAGCTTCTGTTGCCCGGTGCTCCTCAAACCGCGCTTACCTATTAGGCAGCGAGTGCTACGGCAAAGCCGTTGTCATTGGCACTTATCAATAGCAGTTAGGCTGCTAGCCGCCATCTCCGGTCAATCTTTACCATACCCGTCGATTCTGTTTCAGCCCCAGAGAAAACCGTGACGTACCTAGGGCAGAGGTCACGGTCATAATTTGGTGGAGCTGCGCGGCACTGCCCCGCGGTCCGTAGTATCTATTACATCGCCATCAACAATGACAATACTACTTATAAAGGGTTTGTGATAAAATGTCAACGGTTACCTTTGTGATATTCAAGTATGACA